TCTTCATCATTCTTATTTCTACATTCGGAACGAAAAGTGCTCCACCACTTGGAAGAAGCACCTACATAAATACAGAAACCGGTTAGGGAATACGGACGGGAAGTTGGGGAAACCTCTTGTTGTACTTGTTGCTCATTGACTGTCTCCACTTTCTTCCCTTTCTTCCTTCTTACCGGAACTGTCTTTTGAATGGCCTTTTTAGATAACCATGGGTTTTCATCGCACCATTGGAAATACTCACATGCTGCCTCCCACAAGAGTTCCGGCGTAGAAAAGAGCTTATCCCTTCCATGCTTACTTCTTAACATCCAAAATTTATTTCCAGTTGGTGCCGCCATCTTATTTCTTCTTGAATCGTTCGTCCAATATCTTAGGAACAGTGTTATTCCAATTAATCACGTGGTGCAATCTTTTCGTTTCCTCGCTATGGCCCATCACGCCCACCTTCACAGAGGTTGGCATCATCATAACCGTATAAAAACTCTTGACATATGTCCCTTGACTCATGTATATATCCGTCATACCTCCTTTATTCTTCTGCGTCTGCTTCTGGTTTAGCGCCACTTGTGGAACCTGCAGAAGTAGACATCCCCTGCTACCAAGCGTGGTATAGGTGTTCACATCTTCATTAATGCGACCAACGAATTTAAACGGTCTATCTACGGAACAGATGAAAGAATTCATCGCTTTCCGTTTCATCTTCTCGCCTTTCAAAATATCGTTTTCCTTTCCCCCTACAAAATCGCCTCTCTGAGCCATAGCCAAAGTGAGAGCCGGAATACTTTCATAAAAACGTAGCATAGCTTCAAATACCACGTCCAATTGCTTTATTGCCCTCTGTTTGACTGTACCATCTCTGCCGTAAGTAAAAGAAAAAACATCGTAATCATCATCCAGTTCTATGAAGTATTTGTAACCAAGTTTCCTTGCTATCTGAAAGCAAGCATTGCGCGCATAAACAATAGCTCTGCGATCATCAAAATTATCCGCTTCATCAAAAGTCTTTGCAATCTTCGGTTTATCGAACATTACAACGTTTTTATATTTCGCGTAATAATCTGCGGCCGCCTTATCTTCATTGTCTATCACATAAACAATTGGTCCCGTATAGCCACACTTCCGCAATGTCTTATCTGTGATGACGGAATCGGCACGGCCATGCGTCAGTATGAACGCTACAAAATCACTCCTCATCTTCAGTGTCCTCCAGCATTATTTCATAAATATCCTCCTTGAACCGAGAATAACCGTTCTCTATCGCCTTATCAAAATCTATTATTACCAGTGCAGATGCCTCCATCAGTTCCTGGACTTCTTTCTCTTGATGAGCATAGAACTCTGCTATCTGTCCGTAATCAAATACTATATGCCTCAATGCTGCTATCCGAAGAAATTCCTTCACACGGTCCGGGACATCTGAATCGTCTATTGCCGAAAGCAGTTCTTCATATTTACTTTTGTCATAGAGAGAATCTATTTCCGGGCATACAGGGCTTTTAGGCTCATACACCGGAGCTTCAATCTTTTTTGTGTATTTATTCCGGGCATCACTTTCACTATCTACCAGACTATCATAGTCAAAATCAAAGTTTAATCCCCAATCCATCAAAGACTCTGCATTCCACTCCTTCAATAGTTTTTCGTCCCATGTACCATTATTCACGTTATCACGGATAATAATCTCCCGTTCTCGTTCTTCTGTCAACCCATGAAGCAGAACCGTCGGCACGTCAGAAAGTCCTAGTTCCACACTGGCATCATACCGTTGGTTTCCGGCTATAATCACCAGTTCCCCAGTTCGATCAGAGAGTATGATGGGACGTGCTTCGAAGTAGTCCGGATTACTATGAATAGACTCTTTGAGTATCCGCATCTGCTCCTCTGATATGGTTCTGGGATTGTTACCCAGTTTTTTAAGGTCTTCTATTTTTCTATAAATTATCTCCATTGGCACACTATTTTACGTTACGAAAATAAAGATACCGAATAATCCACGAACGGACTATCTGGTATCAAAGAAGTTACTGACAAGATTTGGCAGAAGGTTTTGCTTAATATGAAAAAAGATATTAACTTTGAGACAAATCAAATATCAATATAAAAATGGAAATAAGTATATCTAAAGAAACCGAACGTTTTGCTGATTTCCTAAAACAAAAAGACAATGAGAACATTATCTTTTCTGGAGCTTTTGGAATAGGAAAATCATATTTTCTAAATAATTTTTTTAATCAGCACAAAGATAAATACACTGGAATATATCTAACCCCAATTAATTACTCTGTTGCTAATAACGAAGATATTTTTGAGTATATCAAAGTGGACATATTAATGCAGTTATTAGAAAAAGTCCCCTATGATTTTGAGAAACAAAAAATATCATTAAGCAATGCCGCATATTTTTATATGGTAAATCATCCTAAAGATTTTTGGGGGAATTTTTTTTCTATAGCAGAAAAAATTACTTTTGGCACAGATATCATAGACAGGTGTATCGCACTGAAAGAAAACATCGAAACATATGCAAAAGATAATTCGAAAAATGAAGAATCCCATGTCAAGAAATTCTTCGATAGCATTAGCATAGAGAAAGGAAGCATCTATGAAGATAATACAATAACTCAAATCATCCGTTCTATTGTATCAAGCACCAAAACTGATAATAGTCCCAATAAGCAAATCGTCCTCATTATTGATGATTTAGACCGTATCGACCCTGAACATATCTTTAGAATATTAAATATATTATCAGTACATAATGATTTTTGTGGTACTAAAGAACACAAATTTGGATTTGACAAAATCATTTTAGTATGCGATATTGATAATATAAGAAACATTTATAGTGCCAAATATGGAATAAATGTAGATTTCAATGGATACATTGATAAATTCTATAGTAAAGAAATATACCATTTTAATAATACAAATGAAATTATAAAAGCCATAGCACATATTCTTGCAACAACCAAATCAGATAAAGAAGTGGGTCTAAATAACAATAGCTATTATTCACATATAACCTGCTGTAGTATATTATCCGCATTTGTCAAAAATGGGTCTATTAATATAAGAACATTACTGAAATATATTAATAAAGATTTTAAAGGAGATCGATTGGTTTATATAGGACGAAGGAGAACACCAGTATATATGTCTCCCAATTTGGTTGTTTTCGATTTTATTCGGACAATGTTTAGCACAATAAAGGATATGGAATCTGCTATAAACAAACTTAATAAATCAAATTTCAGCATTGAAGAATCTGAGTATATTTTGAAAATATTTATAGCATTAGCTGATTATCACAATTTTGAAAAAGGTGAGTACACTTATTACAATAAAGAATATAAAGCAATAATCAATATCAATATAGGAATAGTAGACTTTGCAAAAGGAGAAGTACCGGACATTGACCCATCATTAGTACTGAAAGAAGCTTTCAATACATATAGCACTCTTTTTACCTGAAAAAGATAATGATATTCTGATTTTCCAAAGCCTTATTTGACAATTAAAGCATTAATAGTCAACATATACATCTACCTACTAAACCATGTTATAAGATAGCAGCACAAAGGGACATAATTTGCACAATTCACTCAAATCCGTACCTTTGCAATGTGTTTTTCATAGTATTAGATTTAAGGTTAACAAAAAGATTGGCTGTCCGGGAGGATAGCCTTTTTTGCAACCATTGGCAATATCTTTTCTTTATTAATCACTTGGTCGTTCATACCGTTTCTTCAATTGTTTCAAGACTATTTCCATGCCGTTATCAAGCCCTTTCTTATACCCGGCTACATTCTCCCCTATATTGTAAACCAAACAGCCTGCAACAATAAGGACTACTCCTAAAGCTCTATGCCAATAAGGGAGTGATATGCTGAACGGCGAAAATGTCAACCGGAAATGCCCGATAAACAATACTGCGATGATGAATATCGCAATAAAGAAAATGAGGTCTGTTTTCATATCTATTCCTTATATTAAATTGGGATTATCGTAAATGTTACTGACGATTGTCATAGTCTGCCATTCGCCTAAAGGTTTCATGCCGACTTCTTTTTCAAAATCGAATTGTAATGCGAATGTCGCGAGTTTTTTGTTCCACAATACAAGAGCTATCCATTGACCACATACAAGTATGTCACCTTCGTATATTTCTTTCCCGTTCTTATCGCACAAGCCGGTGAACTGCCCTACGGTTTCAGCCCATACGTCATCGCACCAGCAGTCTTCCGGAGAATATATCTTCGCCTTGTCCGTAAAGATAAGTCCGTTTTCGTCCCTTCCGGCAGTATAGAAAAAAGAGAGAAATCCATATACCCATTTCCCCGTATCAGTACTTTTACCTCTGAATTTTATATTTAGTGCCGTAAAACCCACAAGTCTTTAGCTTTTGGGATGTAAGGCACTATCCTTGTTGTCTAATATACTCTCGTATGGTGTTTGGATTAGCTTCTCCTATTGAACATACAAAGTACCCATCCGACCATAATGTTTTTTCTTTCCAAAAATATTGTCTCAACGTATTACCATATAAGTTCCAAGCAAAGATAGTACTCTCTTGTTTCAGTTTCCTAACAATAGAAGTTACAGATAATTTTGGCGGATAACTAATAAGAAAGTGAATATGGTCTTTGTCTGTTTCCATGATGTCAATGTTAAAATCAGAATTACCAGCAACAGACTGGAAAACTGATTTGACGTCATCATCAAACTTGCCAATAAGTATTTTTCTTCTGTATTTGACGCAGAAAATAAGATGACACTTTAGGTAATACTTATGTCTGTTCTCGTGATTGTAATTTTCTTTCATGCCATAGATATAGGGAAAAGTTTGATGATTTATAAAATATTTTATATTTTTGTAAGCGATATGGGAAAGATAAACAGAACATACAAGTTCAGGCTGTACCCTAACAAGTTGCAATCCGATTTGCTGGCAAGGCATTTCGGTTGTACCCGTTTTGTGTATAATTACTTTCTCAATCAACGTAAAGAACAGTATAGGCTCACAGGTAAAAGCGATAATTATTACGCACAAGCTAAAACTCTTACCGCTTTGAAGAAACAAGAAGCAACTGCATGGCTTAAAGAAGTAAATTCTCAAACTTTGCAGTTTGCTATCCGTAGCCTTGAAGTAGCCTATACCAATTTCTTTCAGAAGCGTGCGAAGTTCCCTAACTTCAAATCCAAACATTCTAAGAATAGTTTCACCGTTCCCCAGTTTGCATCTATTGTTGGTGGGCGACTCTTTATACCCAAATTCAAAGAGGGTATCAAATGCCGTGTACACCGAGAAATAAAAGGTAAAATCGGCAAGGTTACTATTTCCAAAACACCGAGTGGAAAGTATTTCGTCTCCGTTTTCACGGAAGAAGAATACGCTACACCACTTGAAAAGACCGACAAGTCTATTGGCGTGGACATGGGGTTAAAGGACTTGCTTATCACTTCCGAAGGAGAAATTTTCAAGAATAACCGATATACAAGAAAATACGAGCGCAAACTTGCAAGGGCACAGCAGCATCTTTCCCGAAAGAAGAAGGGCAGTAGAGGGTTTGAAAACCAAAAGCTCAAAGTTGCCAGACTTCACGAAAAAATTTCCAACAGCCGTGCCGACTATCTGCATAAGTGCTCCATTTCCCTTGTTCGAAGATATGACACCATCTGCATCGAAGACCTGAATGTTAAGGGCATGGAGAGAAATCACCACCTTGCTAAGTCTGTTGCTGATGCAAGTTGGGGCAGTTTTGTTTCCATGCTCACCTACAAGGCTGATTGGAACGGCAAGAAGGTCGTGAAGATAGACAGATTCTTCCCATCCTCGCAGACTTGCAATGTCTGTGGGTACGTCAACAAACAGACAAAAGACTTGTCTGTCCGTGAGTGGGAATGTCCTTCTTGCCATACTCGTCATAACCGTGATGTTAATGCTGCAATCAATATTCTTCGTTTCGGGTTAAACCATACATCGGCAGGAACTGTCGATTACACGGGTGGAGAGAATGTAAGAGCTAATCTTTTGAAAGGCCGTTCCTCTGTGAAACCCGAAGCTCATGAATCTTTAGTTCATGGGTAGTTCACTTCACGCTTCATAATCAATACCTTTTTCCATGTTTGTTTTCTCTCAATTCGTTGTATCGCATCTTCTGATTGATGTGCCATATAAGGTCTATGTTCAGATGTTTAGCAAGCCCGAAAATAGCCAATAGCATGCTATTTAATTGATTTTCTAATAGACTGTCATATTCATACTCACATCTGATGGGAATTGTGGATATAGCGTATATACTCTCTGTAAAGGTCTCATCATTGCAACTTTCTGTTGCTTCGTATATCATTTCATCTGAAAAATCATCAATGGATATATTTCTTAATCCAGCCAAATCAAGCAGGCGTATAGCTGCATCGGCAAGTTCATCGGGAAGTGAATCTTTTACGTTCTTTTCAAAAGAACTCTTAAATCGTTTTTCTTCTTCCACTAATGCGGGATAACGATTATAGTCTATGTCAAAACGTGACTTACATTTTTTCCCTAACCTACCTTTCCTATCAGCTTCCACAGCTTCCATAAGCTCGGATATGACAAGGCAAAGGCAGTGTTCGTTACTCAGTTCTTCATCGTGAAAACCGTGCGTTACTGCGTTACGGTAGGCTTTATCTCTTAATTCATTTAAGTTCATGATACTTGGGTATTAATTGGTTGGAAATACAATACCCGATAACCGCCACAAAGCAGTTTCCGGGTATTCACAAAGCACTGACAAGGATTGTCTGTAGAAATTTTACGCTGGTTAGTTATAGTCGATGTTTCTATCTAACAAACGATGTAAGAATAATTTTGATACTTGAAAAACTCTTAATATTGATTGTATATCGAATCCATATTAATCTCATTTTATTGCGTACGGATACCTTAAATCATGAATATCGACAATATCCTTACACAAACTATCCAAAGAAGGCATTATAAATGATCTTGTGATTCCTATTTTTTCAAGTTTACTCAATATGTTTTGTTTATATTGTACAGGGATTATATATTTTGCATAGATAAATTCGAAATTTTCCTTCCAAGGTTCTGGATAAAGTACAAATATGCCATTTTGATTTTTATACCTAACATCTGTCATATTAGGAACTAATAAAGTTATTGCGGGAAATGAAAGTATGTCATCTTTATCTTCATCGAAAACCATCATTGAGAATGGACAACTATGATAAACAACTCCATCTTTATGAAAATTTGAACAACATGCAAAATATAATGCAATCAAAGGATTATAAGTCCAATCAAGAAGTCTCGTTGGAAGTCCATAGTGTTGTGCTAGAAATAGAAATTCCTTATCATTTTTAGGGCGTGCACCCGTAAACATTGAATATTTTCTTTTAAAATCCTCAAATACCTCCTTCTCATATTGCTTCAACACGTCCTCCTGTCCTTCCTTGAACCTCCGACCTATTGAAGGTATCAATTTATATTCAGAAGAAGATTGACCTCTGAAGAAATCCATTTCAGGGAGGCCGTTTTGTAAAGACATAAAATTTTCCAAGGTTTGTACAGTAAATACCTTCATCACTTTTTTTATTAAGGTTATAATATCACTTAAATTCTACATTCAAGTCGTGTATTCACTGCAAATATACGATTTTAATTTACGGAAACTCAATAAAGTTTTTCTGCTATTAAAAAAATCAAAAGATAAACATTAATTGTGATAGAGATAACTTTTAATATCCTCTCACTTGATATTAAACTTGCCCATGGTTGTTTTATGGTTATTGACTTCATTGCATTGAATTTTAAAGATTAATGATTATTTTTGTAATCCCAATAGCATCTCTGAAATACAAACAAAATCAGAGGGAAAACTAATGGGTTAAATTAATGGTAACATTAAATTATAGACATCCTCATTCTTTTTAGAACTGTTAGAATGAGGCTCTGTCTCAAAACAGTAAAACAGTCCAGTGTTGTAGCGACAAACCTGTACATGTTCGTTCCTATTACAGATTCCGGTTTGGCAAATGTGAACACGTGAGAGAACATTGTAGAAGACTACCTTGTAGTCATCGTTAAAAGAATCATCTTTCCGAGGATACGTGACAGGTATCCTCGTTTCAATCTCCTTTCTCTTTAATTCATTATTGCTAGCATCTCATCGAAAAACTAAATAGGTCTCCAATGAGTAACATATCCAGTCTTGATGTAGGGGTATATCCATTTATTCACTTCTCGCATTGCCATTTCTTCAATACTACCATCAACAAATTTCACTTGACACATGCCTTTTGCTTGTTTGTTTGGTATTGCATCCTCTACGCTTATCCAGGGTGATTGCTTTGACTGCCAGTCTGCACCAGCTTTAAAGTCCTTTTCGCTTTGCCACATATCTGGTTGAGAGTTCCATGCCCATTGCGAAGAATACTCTTTTGCCGCTTCTTCTACTGTCTGTTTCATAGCTTATTTCCTTTTTGATTTAATATTTCCTCTTCGATAACTTCTTTTGCACATATTTATGCCTTATCAAATTCGGACAGTGCCTGTTCGCAGAGCTTGACTTGTTCCATAGCATAGTCCCTCTTATAGGTGATTATGTCGCGTGTTGTATAGTCCGTATAAAATCGGTCTATAATACTCTTAACATAAAACCTTTTAGGTTCCTCACAATGGTTCAGAAGAATCACATATTCATCATTTCTCGGATGCAAGCACAAAAAACGATAATAATTCACTTCACCGTTCAAGCACTCAATCAATTTTTCATCTGTCTTTAGATTTTCAATATCTTCTTTGTTCCTTATTGGTTTCATAATCAATAACTTTTAGTTTTCTTATATCTACCACATTTCTTGCAGACGTAATATCTGGCGATATATTTATTACATCCTAACTCATCCCATGCCGTAACCTTTCTCTCATACATCAGTTCCCATTCATGGCGACAGAACCATTTCTTTATGATGGCATCAATTAGATGTTTCATACGCATTTCGATTTATCAATTTGTCCTATACGTTGTCTTTCAAATCCCTCTATCTGTGCATCAGTAAGGTTGTTTAACCATTCATCAGCATACTTTCTGTACTTGGCATGATTGCATTTATAAAACTCCAATCTAAGCCATTCAAGGGTTATTTCCTTATTCATTTTTTTCTTAAATCTATCTTACATCGTTAATACTGACTTCTCTTTTCAAAACTCTCTCTACCTGCCTATCAAGTATTTCTTGAAATTCTATCTGGCAAATAAGAGAGCAATCCGGTATAAATTCTTCCGGCATTTCTCCACGGTTAGGAGAAAGCTCATCAAGAAATATTTTTCCCGATTGGTCTTTCAGACACGTTGCGCCTATTTCTCGTTCAATCTGCGCCATTCGAGCAAACACTTCCGGGAAATCCTTCCGTATCTTATTCCAGTATCCCATTCCCCCTTTCACACAACCGATACAGTTGTTGTTATTGTAACCCATCTTGTACATAGCGGGGATTTCAATACCAGCTTTCCAAAGCATTCCCATTGCATCCGGCTTCGTAATCTGCTTTTCAATTAGCGGAAACAGTGGCTTTGTGCTTGGGTACTGCTGTTTTAATCGGATGGCTCGGTTTATCTCTTTAGGGGCGTAATCAAAGCCCCAAACTTGACCGTCCCAAGAACCAAGTTCCTTTTCCAACTTGTAACGGACTTTCTTTTTCAGCTCAAGAGTACAAGCAGCACCATGCGCACCATTGATAAAACCTTTCCGTAGGACATCAGCAACACAAGTGTATTTGTCGCTCCGGATAGTGTGGATTGGTTGACCGTACCAATCTTCGCAATCTGTAAGGAATCGGGCGTTATCAGGATGTCCGGAACCTGTTTCGATGTAGTAGAGCTGTACATCATCATACAAACTCAACGCTATTTTACAAGCAACTGCGGATGTTACACCGCAAGAAAACCATGCTATTATCATTTTTATTCTTGTTATGAGCAAAAACCACCGGTTTCCGCTCTTGTTAATACTTCATGTGCAGAAATGACTTCTTTTTGCACATGTTAATCTCAATTCATTTTCCTTTTTCTATTCCGCTCGCTCTGTACCTCTGCCATACACATCTTGCACCATGACGCTTTCAGATGGTATTCCTTACCGTTACGACGGGCTGTCCTATCGAAAAACCGGGATAACGGAAGCGCTCTACCACAGCGGGTACACAGTTTACGCTCCACTCCGTCAACGACCACCCGGTTACGGGGTTTCCTCCTAACTATCTCACATGGCCCACATTCGGACGTACCGTACCTCCTGCAATATGCAAGGGAATGCTTGCCGCACTTGGAGAAGGATGTACAATCCGAACGGGGAACAGTCTGGTGAACGTTCATACGGCATCGCTCATTAAGTCGAACAATGTGGGTGCGCTGACCTCCATCTCCGCCTCATACAGATATGAAAGACTGTCTTTCCAGTAGTCGTAATTGAGTTCGGTAGATAGACCTTTCCTCCCCAGATTGATAGCGCAATAGGGAACGGTGCCGATACCTCCGAACGGGTCAAACACCAGTTCACCCCTGTTTGAATACCGTTCAATCAATCTTTCGACAATATCTAACTGAAGGGGACAAATATGATTCTGCCGTTTCTTCTGCGACTGCTTGGTATTGAGCGTGCGCATCCGGGTGACATCATCCCATATCCAGGGCTTCTTGCTTACCGGGTCAACGGCCATGAATGTCTTTGGCAGTTTTCCGTATGCCTCCAGCTCTTCGGCGAATGACACGTGTTCCTCATAATCATAGACGTGCCCACGCTCGTAGTTCCTGAATAGGTGGCGTATCTTGTCAATGCCGGCCCCTTTCATGTCCTCGTAACTCAATAGAGAGTTACCCGAAGATTTCCAACTTGCATGAGCGTCTATCTGCCAACGGGCCAACGAATATTCGCTTTTGTTCTTGGTCACCGGCAAATCAGCATAGGCCCGTGAGGTGTCAGAAGGAAGCTTGCGGAAAAGAAGGACATACTCAGGACAACCGATACCCATCTTTGAACCGTCCTTGCACATCTCCGTATATCCAAGCCGATAAGTCTGGTTGTTCTCCCTTACCACATCCGTATCCACCGTGATGCGCCCCATGTAGCGGAAACCGTGTTTCATGTAGTGGAATACAGTCATTTCACTGAACGGGTCGATGGTGGGCATACCGTCACCAGTGGCGTTGCCGAACAAAACACGGTCTTTCACATGAATGCAAGCTAACCTACCGGGTTTAAGAATACGCATAAGCTCCGGTGTAAGATAATCCATCTGCTCGAAGAACTTGCCGTTGTCCTCATTATGCCCGAAGTCATTATAGGTCGGAGTGTACTCATAGTGGTTGGAGAACGGGATGCTGGTTACAATCAAGTCCACCGAATTACTTTCCATAGTCTGACATTCAAGAACATTGTCGTTATTTATGGCCCTCCAAAGTTTACCGGACTTTTCTTCCCGGCTGGCGAACATCCACCGCATCATCTTTTCCTCTGCCTGTAAACCGAACAAACCGTTCTCGCGGACTATATCGGTCATCTTGGCTACCATCTCCCGATGTTGCGCCCACTTCTGCATGAATGATTTGAATATTTCACCTTCGCTTTCGGCATACACCAAGTAAAGGTCTACGGGATGCTGCTGCATGAAACGGTAGATACGGGCTATTGCCTGGAACTTGTCGTTGAAACGGTAGTCGATGAACATGATTGCCTTATGGCAATGGTACTGGAAGTTCAGACCCTCACCAAGCATCTCCGGTTTGGCAGCCAAATACTTCAGACGGCCGTCTTTAAAGTCCGCTATCACTTTGTCGGCTTCCCCATCATCCTGCGAACCGTACACAGCCTTACATCCGGATATGGCGTCACACAAAGCCTTCCGTTCATTCTCCAGGTCATGCCATAAAAGGAAATGGTCGCCTTTGTTTTCAGGACGGTTAATGATTTCCACCACACGGGCAATCTTTTCCTGCATGTTGTCCCGACGTTCTTTCGCTGCGTCGGCAAGTCCGAGAGCAGCCTCACGGAACATCTTCACTTGTCCGTCACGGTCGGTTCCGGCAGTGGAGTTATCAACACTAACCACTTCTTCATGTACACGCAGTTCCGGCAATTCATATCCGGTATCGGGGTAACCAAGGTCGGACGGTTTGGTGAGGAACAACGCCCATGTACTTACCCACAACCAGAACTCCTTCTCCTTGTGCGGATAAAGGGTAAGGTTATTTGCCTTCGTGCTGTCACGCTGAAAGAAACGGGTAAGCGCCTGCCCGGTATCCATCACACCGAGATAACCGGCATAATGTATCAGCTCCTTGTATCTGTTGGGCGATGGCGTGGCGGTGGCTACAAAGCGGTAGGGAACATCCGCAAACAAGGGAAGGAACTCCTGGTAGGTCTTGGTACCGAAACCACGTAATACGCTCGCTTCATCCAATGATGTTGCGGTGAAGTAGGAAGGTTCTATTCTTACACCATCTTCACCGTCGCGCACACGCTCGTAGTTCGTAACCATGATGTCAGTCGGGCATATCATCACATCAGCCATAGTTCGTACATAGGTCACTTTCATGTGCAGATGTTGTTCCGCTTGTGTAAGGAACTCAACCACTACACGTTTGGGACATACTATCAGCCCTTTGCCGCCTTTGTGTTTCAGGACTACCCGAAGTATCTCCAACTGAGTTACGGTTTTCTGCATACCGAAACTGGAGAATATCGCACGGCAACCACCGGACACCGCCCAGCGAACAGTATCTTTCACATGGGGATATAACGACGGTGTCAGTTCATCCGGATTGACCTCGAACCCGGTCTGACGGCTGATGGGCATCTTGTCTTTCAGAAATTCTATATATTCTTTCATGCTGTCATTCGTTGTTTAATTAGATTTATATTCTTCTCCACAAGACCAATGATACGATTGTGATAAGGCGAAACACCATTGCATACCGCCCTTGACTGCTCTACTTTCAAAGTTTTCAAATTCAGTTCCACAGTCTCGATGCGTTTCCCTTCGGTGTCCTTTGCAGAAAGTATCAGAGAATCCGGCCTCTTGTAATAGCCATTGTCATATACGCAATGGTGCATTGCCGCACCTTCCTCCGCTATCTCGGCAACACTACTTATCACCGTCACCATTATCTCACCGTCACCGAAGCACACACCGAAGAACTTCCCTTTGTCTTTCTTGTACACTTCTTCCCACTTGGCTGCCTCCTTGCACTTTTCCTCCAAACTCCGCTTCGCTTTCACCTTGCGTTTACGCTCCATCATCTTGTCGTGTGCTTCCATAAGGTTAGGCGGACAAACATATTTAGCGTTATGGGTGTCGAGGTTAAAGTATGCCAATGCTTCCAGATAGTCGAACCATAGGGAAGCATCCTGAACGATGTAATGATTCCGGTTGCAGATGTTAAGGGCATGCCGGAAAGGTATCTCGTAGTTATCCTTACGCAACATGTATTCAAAAACGGACAACTGCCCGGTCTTTACCAAAGTCTCGGCTAAGGGGTTGGTAAGCAGCTGGCAAATAGTATCCACAACAGAAACCCGTGCCATCTTCAATAATCGCCCCATCCAACCGTTGCGCCGGAGCAAGGGAGTGACTGATGCACGCGGATAGAGAAAATTTCCCGTCACATCAAAGACATCGTTCATCTCGTAATACCCGGAAGCACTTCCGTTGTGCTGCTTAACATCTGTCTTGCTATCGTAATCCCAACTGAAATGAAACGGGCTACGGGTGTATTTCTTCCCGGTTATCACTTCCTTGCCGTCATCCGTTATCCAATTCTGGAATACCTCATGGATGTACATACGGGTATCGCAACCATACACATTATCACGCAGCACATCGAATGTCCGTACTACCATCATGCCATGGAAGGATTGCACTACCGAATAAAGCTTTTCTTCGGAATCGGCCTTCCTGCTATGTCTGTGTTCCAAATTCAATGATTTCCCGCAGTTCGGGCAATAATGGGTTTCCATCTCCAAAGATACTGCCAGCATAGGCTTGCTCACACGGTCGATATACCCACAGCACTGGCACCACACCTCACCTTTCTTCAAATAGTAGCCTATTTTTGGAAACAGAGAAATGGCATATCTCCGTTGCGCATCCGTCAATGGCGGCAACTTGCCTGCCAATGCCATTGCGTGCTTCTCTAATTTCGTCCTCGGTTTCATTGTCCTATCAATGGTTTACACAGTTCAACAACTCTCTTGCAATCTTCCATATCGAACATACCAATATGACAAACTTCATGTGGTATGTTCAGTTGGTTTGTTGTTTTCCTTGCGAAGTATTTTGATTTCATTTCTTCAAGAGCTATGGTAATTTTGATTTTATTTCATTAATAAGTTCTTCATTGGATATGCAATAGCCAACATTAACTACATCACACAAATGCCTCTTTAAATCGGTTGGATTATCAAATTCAATAGGCTGTTTTCCAAAAGGGGTAATGCAACATTCTTTCTTATATACCTTATGCCCTCGTTTTTCTATTTCTTGAATCAAATCTTCATCAGAGGCTAAATCCATAAAATCATCGAAGTAATCATCCAAATATACATCCACATCGGCTGTAACTGTAATATAATCCCTCTTTTTATTCATATATGCTTTATTTTAAGTTCAACATTCACCGGCTTGTCTTTCATCGTGAAGAAAGCGTCAAGCAGCTTCTCCTTGATTGCCTTCAAAGGCTTTGTCAGTATATGGCTCTCTACTATTTCGAGAGGTATCCTCCTGTCGCTATACGTTATTAGGGACATGGAAATTATGATGTAGGGCTTCATATTCTTTCACTATCGGTTTACATAAATCAACAACTCGTTTACAATCCTCCACACCAAACATTCCTATGTGGCAAACTTCATGTGGTATTCCTAATTGAATAGATAACCACAAATAAGCTTTATTCCTATTTGAAGTGTTGGGGATATGTTTCTTCCAAATTTTATTGATAAGATTGGTCTTAGCTATTTGGTCAAAATAGAAGTGGGCTTCTTTCTTGGCTTCCCTTAGTTCTGTATTTGCCAGTCGTCCTAACGCTCGGTCTGTACCCTTATGCACACCGACATAAGCCATACAATCCCAGCATAGATATATCATCCCGTAAGAACGTCCATAAATAACAGAACTATCCACATATTCGGTACGATTACCACAATAAGGGCAAATCTTACCAGACAGAATACCATCCATAATTTAGAACAATGACATCTGTTGTACTTCAGTTGCTCCTTTCCTTGCCCGTGACGTTTTTTTCCTAAGCGATACATATTGCTCTTCGGTCAAACGTTTTATCGCCGCTTCACGAGCCGCTTTCTTCTCCTCTTCCGTCAGTTCTACGGGTTGAAATGTGGAGATGGATGCACGGGTTCCAGCAGGCATCTTGCTCACTTTGATGTCATCCTCATCGTAATAGTGGATAGCCATCCCGAATACCTCCTCGTCTGTCATGGCCACGGCAGAGCCCCGTTTCCGTGCCTCTCCCATGATGTAGGAACAGCACTCATCCAAATTCTTGTTTTCTTTTGCGTAGGACTTGGCGAACAGTTCGTCAGTCCTAGCACGTCCGTCAAGATGATTCTTGATTACGTCCTTGAAAGTTTTGTTTTCCATAATTGCGTTACAAATAACTCCTTAAACAATAGTCCGCTATCCAGTAGCAGACAAAATAAAAAGCGGCATATACTGCCAGGATTGACAGAATAGTCGCTATCAGTTTGGTCTCTTTCATTTCAAATTCAGTTTTGCCCGTAAGTCGTCGGGCGGTTGGTGATTCCGTTTTACCGGAGCTTGTTGTTCCTCCAAAGCTTGGTTATTGCGTCGACGAATGATAATATCCAGTTCATCTGACCGTTCCCGAAGAAATTTCCGAAATGCTTCGCCAACGGTTATCGTATCGAAATAACCATAGAACTTACCATACCTTCCCAGCTTGAACCGTGCGACAAACAATATGAACTCCGTCAGTTTGATGTAGTGATACTGGCTAACGAACAGCCCAGAGAACTCATTCAAGGCATTTTCATCGGCCCCCTCCTTCGTGGAAGAAGCAAAATCAATGGTCAGTAACTGCGTCTTTACCCACAGAGACGAGGAACCATATCCGTACATCCGTTCAAGGTCTGACAGCGTGGGAGACTTCTCGCTGTACGCTTTCTCGGTATCTGCAAGAAGCATAGGCTGAAGAGACGTTGAATATGCGGCAGAAGCCTTGCTAAAGGTCGGGTATTTCTCCTTGATGGCTGATAGCATTACTTCCCTGCTCGATGGCTGCATATTCGTCAAGGAGGTTTCTTGCCTTTGCTGTTTTATCAGCATCCCGACTGTTTTGTCTTTGGGCTTGATTTTCTGTTTTTCCATTGTCCTGCTGTTTTTTCTCGATTATCCAAAGATTGGCCCGACTGTCCCAACGTTCCACCTTGGCACCAGTAGCAGTTTTCCAACCGAGACCGGAGAAATGGTTGTAGAAAATATCCGCTTGCATCTCCCAGTCCGACAGTTTGTCACGAAAATACTCTTTCACCTCTTCGGCGGTCGGTGGTATAAACTCCACTTTAGGCTTAACGGGTTTCTTTGTCGGTGGTAGGTCGGGCGGGAATAACTCGCCAGAGTTATCTTCCCCTATACTCTTAGTCTTATTCTTAGTCTTATATAAAGGGTTACCATTTTGGTTACCGTTTTGGTTACCACTTTGGTTACCGTTTTGGTTACCACTTTGGTTACCTACAGAAACCAAAATGTAAGACGCTGCCTTTTCTCTCCTATTGCCTTCAATGAATTCAATCAGCCCCTTTTGCTTCAATCGGTTGCGCAAATCAATTATAGTCTTGTTACTATAACCTAATTCGGCTTGGATTAGACGTGTTGGTAATTCAAATGGGCAAAGCCAGTTCCGGATATTGCATTCTTTCAATAGAAAAAAGTAAAAGTCTGCTTCATATGCCGTCATCGGCTTATATCGTCGAATTTGCCAAAACTGATTGATATAATCTATATAGGTCATAATAGGTAAGAATTGACTTCATTCATAAACTCAGTAAGAGAATGGCATACCACATATTTATTTCGGAACTTTTCAGCCTCTCTCTGCCATCTTATCTGCTCCTCGCTTTGTTTCCCTTTCGGTCTCTTCATTTCGATGCAAAGAGCGGAAAATCCTTTCTTAGGTACAAGCAGTATCAAATCGGAAACACCCCTTACACTTCCCTCGTACTTCATTTGTGCTCCAGTCCTGGCATCACGCTTGCCACCATTTGGGACAGCAAACAACATAAGACTCAAAGACGGATATTGAATCCGGAACCAAGTCAGACAGCTATGCTGTATCTGACTTTCCGATTGCGGTGTAGTTTGTTTCTTTCTCATAATCTTCCTTTGAATAAGTCCATAGCCATATCTACTACATTCTCCTTAACCACATCATCCGTTCCGGTAACACCGTTAGCTATACCTTTCTTTCGCTGGATAACATCATACATGTATTCATCAATGGTATTCTTACCAAGAAAGTAGTAACAGTTAACGTTATTCTTCTGCCCATTACGGTGTGCCCTATCTTCTGCCTGCTCACAGTCAGAAAAAGTCCATGGGAACTCGATGAAGGCTACACGGCTGGAAGCAGTCAAGGTGAGCCCGGTACCGCCCGATTTGTAGTTAAGGATAATCAACGTACAATCCGGATTGTTCTGGAAAGCATCCACAGCCATCTGTTTCTGCGTAGCGTTATCCTCACCCGTAACCGTTACAGCTTTGGGAAACATCTTCTTCAGTTCCAACACTACTTCTTTTAGGTAGGCAAAGACAATCAGTTTTTCTCCACCGTCTATCACGTCATGGATGAATTCGGCAGCCGCCTTGATTTTCCCACGTGCAGAGATGGCTTTCAGAATGCCCATACGAACCATTACCTCGCCCCTCATGGACTTGGCTATCTTCTCATCATCCGCATTCTTGTAGACACGCAGATATTGTATGAGGTCGCTTTCCGCTTTCTCATACTCCAACCGCGTAGTGATATCCATCTCAATATACTGACGTGTCTTGTCTGGAAGCTGCGTCAACACTTTAGCTTTTTCACGCCGGAAGAAGCAGGTATTCCAAAGGCGCCAGTTCAGTTCTTTCAGATTGGAGGCTTTCTTCGGCCCATTACAGAAACGTTCGGTGAATGTCTTATACCCTCCAAAATCCTCCAACCGTCCCATTATCTTGAGTTGCTGTATAAGGTCAGTATTGTCATTCACTACCGGTGTTCCCGTCAGTTCAAGAATGAAATCCTTGCCTTTACAAATGCCCTCAACAAACTTGCTCTGCTGGGTCTTGGTAGACTTGCACTTATGCGACTCGTCAATGATTACAGACTTGAAAAGGGTTATACGTGGGTCAAAGGTGATTGATTTCAGCGTAAACCGCGTATCATTCTTCACATCCAATACAAAGAACTTTTTCAAGCTCTCGTAGTTAGTGATGAAGATGTCACAACACTTGGTTTCAATGAAGCGCTGCCAAGTATTTTTGTTCTTATCATCAAGGATTAGCGCCTGCTTTCCAGCAAATTTCTTGAACTCACGCTGCCAATTTATTTTAAGTGCTGCCGGACATACAACAAGGCACGGATAGGATTTTGCAATCGTCACCGTGCCTATTGCCTGCAAGGTCTTACCGAGTCCCGGCTGGTCACCGAAGATACACCGTTTATGGGCCAGAGCATAGGCTATGCCCTCCTTCTGGTAATCGTACGGTTCAAGTAGCAATCCGTGGGGAACGGTCAGCTGCGGCATCGGAGCAATGTCAAAACTCATATCGACCTTTCTTTGCTCCGACCGTTGTACGGAACCGCAGAATCCCTGCTGTACCGCCCATTTCGCCATTGTATCAACATACCATTCATCAGCCAAGTCAACCCACCACGCCTTTTCATTGAAAAGATATGCTTTCTTTGCGTTAGCCTTGACTGATGGAATATTGTTCACGCATTTAACCAACATCGGATGATACATGAATTTCAGTTTGAAGCCGTCCGGATATTTGGTGATACAAAAAGGTGCTGCCATATCAAGCTGCCGGCTCTTTAATCTTCACTTTTTTACTTTTGTTTCTCGGCTTCACTTTCTTCCCGTCAATCGTCAGAGTAGTGCCACTCTGTTCCACCACTTGTTTAAGGAACTCATTCGCTTCCTCTTCAAATGCAGCATCTCCCACCGGGTCGGCTGCAATGTCCGTAGGAATATCCCCATCGAACGGAAGTTCCTGCTGGACTACCGCCCATTTCTTAGCGGTAAGATACTGTTCCACCTCATAATTACATGCCTCAATTGCCTGCTGCAGTTCGAATGCATGCTTATATTCCTCGTTCTCATTGTTGAACATGGTAAACGGAGCTATAAGGTTAAGCACCTTCTTACTTTTAAGAAAACGTTTTCCAACCAATACCACACCTTCATTGTCATCCGAACCGCTAACTGTGTAGCCCGTGACCTCGAATGTAGAGAAGATTTCTTCCGGCAGTTCATCTATGGAGTCCTTTCCATCAGCTTCTTTCTGCTCACAGAGGAAAGCAAGGTGAGGAATCAATTCGTTAAACGCTGCACGCAAATCCTTATGGATAAGATTCTTTCCCTCAATGGTTACATTGTCCTCATTCTCGTTCTTGAAAGAGGCAACAAGCGTGTTGTCTTTCGTGATTTTTGCTTTGGTGATATTCATTTCTACCTCCTGTCTTTATATTCGTTGATAAATTCGTTATAGTAACGGTCAGCCGGAAGAGGGAGCGTTATTCCCAGTTCGGCAGCAGCATCGGCCTGAACCTTATTTAGAAAGTCAGTCATCTGCACTGTATTGAGTTTCGATGTGCTTCCGGCAATGACCATTTCTTTTCCTCTGAAATACGAAGTCCTTCTGAGAAAGCGGTTACAATAGTAATCGTGTACATCCTGCTTGTCCGTCCCGGTCTCCTGCTCAATACAAGTAAACCACAACCACATAAGCGCATTCTGTGACAGCGTCCTTGGCTCTGTGAACCTTTCGATTTTTACACGATACCGACCATTACGAAGCTGGGAACACATGAAGTCAAAAGACTTGCTTATGTGTACCTCGCCGTTGACCTTTTCCAGAATTGCTTCTTGTGCCATTATTCCAACCCGAAAATTTTCTTATCCGTAATAAGTTCTTTGTTGACTTCCAGAAACTCAATAAAATGCTCACAGTGAGCGGTCAGCAGTTTAATCGTCTGCTCATGATTGTAAGTGTAATACTCCGGGTATTGCGTTCCGCTAATTAGTGGCGTCCGGCTGGTACCGCCCTTCATCTGATAGGCAGTGTACTCAAACGCTTTCACGCTTTCCATCTGACTGGAAGCAATCAGACAGTAAGGATATACATGGCGCTGCCAGCCGTGTTCATACTTGCCAAAATCATACTTAGATGTTGTCTTGATATCATATACGGTATCACGAACGAGCTCATCTATATACCCATAAAGCTCCACATCACCATAACGAGTGGGAATGACTGCGGACACAAAGACTTGGGACAATGCACCGGAAAAATACTTCGACTGCTCTATACACCAGCTACGGTCAAATAAGAAATTACGCTCTGGCGCGATATCAGTAGCAGGAAAATATACCTGAATGGTATTCGTTTCTCCATCACCGATAATGGTGTATGGCTCCCGTTCGCTTGGTATATGCTTTTTCTTGTGGATATAGCAGTCTATGACAGCATTAAAGGCCGTTCCTTTATCAGCTGCCTCACTCTCAAACGGGACACGGTTTATCGCATCAAGTAGGCTTTGCTTCAGCTCCGCTTCAATTACTTCCGGACTTTTCTTATATTCCCCCGTTTCATTATCGACATTCCAGAAGCTCTCTACTTGTTCATCAGCCCGTAAATACTGCTCGAATTTATCAAGCAGTGACGGGTAGAATCTGTATTTAGGCTGCTGGTTCATACCTTTTGCTGAGTTTGTTAAACTTCAAGCCAAGTCTCTTGCACTTCTCATTGAGCATCATGCCTGCCCGTACCTTGCTGTCAAAGATATGCGTCATGGTGTCTAAAGCTTCCCGAACAGAATTGGCAGATTGTGTATCAGTCACTTGTTCCACTGCGTCACGGATAGCATCAAGAACTGCATCATATTCGGAAGATAGTTCCGTCTGCTTCGTCTGATACTCCTTATAAGTACTGATGATTTTCGTCATGAAATCATTCTCACCCGTTACGGTACCGGACTCATCAATGATAACGGGTATCTTGATACGAGAAGGAAGATTACAAGTATTCTTCCCGTAGAACTTCTCGCACGGGTCAAAAGAAATAGTTCTATCTTTACCGATAGCTTCCATGTAACCAACCAAATCCAACTCCTTAATCAAATCACCGGCAGATGAGCCACCAATCTCCGGACGTATCTGTTTTTCGTCGCCTACTTTCTCCTCCCGTTCATGAGCCACGAAGATAACAGACTTGCCCATGAGGGTTACTTGGTTAACGAAGTTGATGAACATGTTCTTACGTACTCCGTAGCCTTGCAAAGAAAGGGTACCATCCGCTTTCTTCATCTTCGGATTCGCTGCCATAATCGCCTTATCCATAAAAGAAAGCATCTTTCCGGCAGTATCAATCACAATAGTGGAAAACTCCTTGATTTCTTCGGACGAAAGTACCTGGTTCGTCTCGTCCCAGCTTGTAATCTGGACGGTCGGTACACGATGGGCGGCATTGACACGGTGAATACCGCCGTCATAATCGAACAATACCGGATTGGGAGCCGATAATGCAAGAGTTGTTTTTCCCATGCCAGGTTGGCCGTAAATCAGTGCTGACAAGGTAGTCTTAACGGTCAGCTCGTTAGGTCTTTTGATAAGTCCCATAATAGAAAATATTAAAGTGGTTAATAAAAAAATAGCCAAAGGAAAGCCCCGAAGCGTATTCTCCGGGGCGCAAACGACAAATACTCCTAATCCTATCCGATTTCGCATTACCTTTCAGATAGAGTCAACGGCTAACCGATGCCGCGCGGATGATTCCCTGCGCTATCTTCGCCCTACTCTCGGACTAAAAGCGGATTTTCTCTCATAAAGGCTTGTAGAAACGGATGGATTCGAACCACCGACCGCCGCTTGTGGTGCTCTCCCATTAAGCTAAGAATCTACTTGAGAGAATCGAACTCTCAACCTTCCACCACACACAGTGCTCTATCCACTGAGCTACGTTCCCAGAATAGATGAACTATTTTCACAAACCGTTCACCTTGAAACACAAACAAAAAATAAAACACGACAAAACTACTAAATAACCCTCTCTTGGATTGTGGACGTTGACGGACTCGAACCGCCAATCTCCTCAAATGAGTTGTGTTAGCCATTACACCGAACGCCCATATTTGCCTACCATATCTTCACAGACTGGGCAGGCAGGTCAACAAAGTTGCTCCCGGATAGGCGGTCAAGCCACACCGGGATAGTCACTTAAAACAAAAGCAAAATAAAAACTTAAATGAGGACTCTCACCTCACGTTGTCCTTTACAACGGAATTATAGATTAAACAATAAAAAGCTTGTGGACAATGCGGGATTTGAACGCCGCGACCTGTACATGAAACCTTTAAACAATACCATGACAAATTACCAATACTAACTACATGTACCGCTCTACCAAGCTGAGCTAATTGCCCGTGTCTGTCCCTGCTCTCACGAGTAGAGACAACTCCCATGTCTAATTCTAAATCAATCTAATTATGTGTGAAACACTTCCTCCGCTGAGGTCTATATCTTGAACACCTTTTTCAGGACATTGTGATAAAACCAATACGAATACACAAGGCCAAAAAGGTTTATACCATAATTCCAGTCTCCCGTTACCGAGTCTACATCATTAAACATCAATAAACATGGTAGTGCCAATACGTTAAGCAGTAGCACGTTTATAATGATTCTTCTTTTCATTGTTCTTTCCCTTTCTTACTTTTGCAAAGCTCAACACATCCGAAGCATTGTAATAGCTTCTCCCATTAGATTTATACTCAACTCTCACTCTTTGAGTATTTACCAACACTCTTAACCTGCCCGGACCTCCTACTATTTTTTCAGATTCTCTCTTTGGAAAAGTGCGAGAATCCATAATAGTGAGGATGTCTGCCAATCTCGCCTCCGCTGTCCCGTCAATCAACATGGAACTGCGTAAATCACCATTCACTTCGTATATCATACCGTTAAAAAATAAAGTCGTTATTATTCTTTCGGCCAGTCCTTATATATCGCATAGCTGTCCGTACCCGTGATGGTATTCTCATTCTCCGTAAATCAATATCATTGCAAGTGACCTGCATCAATAAGAATAGAATGGAGAATAGGAATTCAAGCCCGTGTCTGCGTAATTCCTTCAAATCAAAATCACGCTTAAGCCTATCGCAAATCATATACAGAAGCAGTTCCGTATCTTTGGAAATACCCAACTTCCGGTATATCGTTCTTTTCTGGGTCTTGACAGTCCAAACCGATTTATTCAGATTGCCCGCCACCTCCTTGTCGGCAAGCCCCTTGCAGTACTCATTCGCGACAAGCAGTTCCGTAGGAGAAAGGGAAATCATCATGCGACCCTTTCCACATCAAAAATACCTTTCCTCTTGTCAACCTCCCCTACTTTCCAGTCAGCATCCTCAACGCAGAACTCCAATCTCAATCGGGGGATAATTGTCCCCTTTATGGAATTATACGCCTTAACCGGAAAAGTTAGAACTTCCCCTACCTCCATATCTCTCAAAGCCGGAGTGTAGTTTTCTGTGATTATTCGCTTTTTCATCGCTATAAAATTTTAATGATTAGTATTTGAGCTCTCCCGAGCCAATCTGATTGGCGGCATCACGCTTTATTCGGGAGATTTACTTAACTTTGCATTGCCACATTTAAAATTAAGTAAGTATGAGTAAATTCATTGAAATCCCTGTTAACGGGGAAAATTGCATCATCAATCTTGATGCAATTCAGAGTGTATGTCCTCTAAAAGGAGGTGGGTGTGAAATCTACTTCCTTGAAGGAGCCTTGAAGAGTGTCAAAACCCAATTTCCATATTCCGAGTTACTAAAACTCATTTGGGTATAATTACTTCTTTTCTGTATATCGGGATTGAGAATAACTTGATAATTACTATGCAAGGTTCTCTCCCGGTATCACTCTTACTGACAAACCCGCTATTTGCAGGAAGTATTGTCACTTGCTTTTCTATAATTGCTTTCATAAGTTCGTTTTTACTCACGTTTATTAAATTATTTACTCCCCTCTCTATAGTTCATTCAGAAGAAACGCATCTTCACCATTTTCTGTCTTCACCTCTGTAATTAGGGTATAAGCTGTAGAAACCAATTGAAACATCTCAGGGTGTCTCCTTATGAGTTTAGTATTAAGGTAATTCCTCCACCCTTTGTGATAAGCATAATACATCAAAACACCTCATTTATTCCACACACACGTTATTATTACTCTTAGGGAGGTATGAATAGATTTAAGTTTATCATCATTACTCATTTCAGTTTTAATTAATGTTTGTGCCCCAATAAGCTCTCTCTGCTCTTCTCACCGGAGTTATCAGCTACTGTACTTCACTGCATGACCGTTCGGGGCATGTCGGCTTCCTATTTCGCACCGTTGCAAATCTTTCGCTCGTTCTGAACTTCCATTCAGACATCATCGCAAATTCTTGCTACTCCGGGTATCTCTCGCGTCCTCTATGCTGGGATTGAGGGTAAGCGCCAGTATCGCTTTCTGGAACGGATTGCTTAGGGCAATCACTCCATCTCGTTCTCCGTCTCCCATCAAAGGGTAGGCTCAATGACCGGACGGAGAATCTTTCAATTCGCCCATGCAAGGCTTTGCACGCCACTTGCGCAAGTATTCATGTTAAGCGTACAGCTGTTCTGCATGGTATATGTAGCTGCCTTTTCTGCGAATAATTATCTTAATCGCCTACGTAACGGGAACCGAAGGCTCCTTTGCTGTTCTGATTGTAGTAAGCTGAAGCTGGAGCGTTGCAGTAATCATAAGAACTTCTTCTTTCCGGTCGTACCAAAGCTGCTTTCATTACTTCTTTCTCAGCCTTTCTCGCTTCTTCATCAGCAACACGTTTCTTTTCGTCAGCCCAAGCGAGTTTCAAGCAATCACCGAAAGTCTGTACACCGTGAGTAAGCTGGTATAGCTTGAAATACTTTCTGTATATCTCGTGAGCCGCTTTCATAATCTTGTGTAAATCGTACTTTTTCATTGTCTTACTCCTTTTTAGGTATTACTTTAATTTTGCCAACTCAACTATTTTTCATTATTTTGTAGTCGTTGTTGACGTTGATGTTGCAAAGATACTTCTTTTGAAGTTACAACAAATACAATTGAAGTATTTTCTTCATCAATTTTATATTAATTAATATTCAATTGAAGTAAAATGCGGATTGAAAGCATAAATGAAAGGATTAGATATATTGCTGAACAGCTATATGGAGGCAATATAAATGAACTATGCAGGGCTATCGGAGTGAAACAAGCCACCATGAGCAACATCGTTGCAGGTAGAATGAGCAAGCCTTCATTTGAAGTAATTAGTGCTATAATCGAAAATACTTCAATTGACGCATATTGGCTAATTACAGGCAAGGGTACCGCAATTAAAGAAGTAGATACTTCTACTGAAACAGTTACTGCTTCTGAACAGACTGACAAACATTATATTGAGTGCATCCAAAACCTTTCAGAAGCAAGCAAGAAAAATGCAGAAGCCAATATACTCAATGCAGAGGCTAACAATAGGAATAGCCAGAATTTGGAGAAATTGATTTCGTTAATTGAGAAAAAATAGGATATGAAAGTAAGTTCTAATCATATATTATGGAGCATTGCATTCATAAGCCTATTACTTAGCATAATATCATTGTGTAATTCATACCCGCGCACATCAGAGTTGGAATTTGATTACTTAGGTGTTATTATTGGAGTATTATCTTTCTTGGTTGCTTTTGTAACTATAATTTTCGGATATAATATATACGGTCTAAAGAAGGACTTGAAAAAAGAAGTATCTAACCAAATCGACAATGCAAAAATACAATTAAAAGTAGAAATTGAAAGTTTAGGAAATGAAGTTAGTGGGAATATGTTTTTTAGAGTTGCTGAATCTGAATTTAATAACAAACAATATGATTTAGCTTTTCAGAATTATGTTTTCGCAGCATATAATTTCAATCTGTACGATTCAAAGTTGTCAACTATTGAAGTATGCATAAATAGATTAAAAGATATTATCAAAAAAGTACAAAAAAGCGGAAAAGGATTCGAAATGTTATCAAGTGACAAGCGTTGTTTGTCTCAATATCTTACAGAGTTAGACAGAGAAGAAACAAATGAAATACAAGAATTCATTTATAAGAATATCGTGAATTTTTAACGAGATAAATAAAAATAGTAACTGATAATATAACCATATCTATACAATGGAAGAAATCATAATAAGAATCCCTGTATTCAAAACTCAAACTGAACAAGAAGAGGTAGAATTATTTAATGCCAATATAGAAGGTATGGTTGATTCTGCATGTACCAAAATAAATGAGTATAAATGTTCTTCTACAAAGAAAATTACAATTACTAATGATTTCAAGCATTTTACTCATGAGGTTGTAAGTATTAATGCAACTAAAGAAAATCTTAATGGAAGCCCTGTCATGTTTATGCAAATGTCTGCTCATAAAACCAATATGAGAGATGGGTATATAGAAAGCCCAGAAATTAAGAATACCAAAATTTCTGTAACACAAAACGTTAAAATTGGAAGTGAACATTATTATGTAATAATGTACCCTATGTTGCAAAGAAAAGGTAACTATTACAGTAGATTTTGGTATCTTTTTCTGTATGATGACCCCGAAAAGAATACTCCTGATTTCATCAGAATTGTTAAAACAGTTATCAAAGAGGTTTTAAACACGAAGACATCGCACTTGAAACCTAAAGAATTTGAGGATGAAATTAAAGTGTATAGCGGATATACAATGAAGGCATGTTTTCAATCAATAGAAACTCTTAGTGATGATATATATGATAAACGCTTTTCAAATCAGTTTGTAAGCGGACAGACTAATAGTAAAACCTATATTGAATATAAAGACCTTTCATATGAGGATTTGCAAGAAATTATAAATAATGATTCCGATTTGACCATAGAAAAGAAAATATTCCATATATTTAGTGCCAAGAAATCTTATAAAGTTAGCAAGACGAGAAGAAAAGAAGTGCTTAAAGCCAAGGATGAATATAAACTGCATATCGAAAGCAATTATAATTATTGTACTAACATATCTGAAGATGAATTCAATAGCAATAAAATGTATGATAAGACGTTTATATTAGAAAAAATGGAACCTGTAATTGTAAACTGTTTAAGCTAAAAAATGAATACACTCATTAATGACATATGTAGCTTCAGTTTGTCCATCTTTGGAATAGGGATAACATTGTTCACTGTCATATATTCATTTATTTCTAATAAACGAGAATATATGAATGAAATTTCTCATATCATTACTTCTGGTAAGGCGTGTCCTGAGACAAAGGCAAAATATATTATAGCTGAAAAATATATCCAGAAGCAAAAAAGAATAAATGCAATAATATTGAGCGTTACTATTGCATCATTTGTAGTTTATACATTATGCCTATTATACTTGCATATAGCATCTGATAATATTGTTCTAAAAGATATTATCATAGGACTTGCAATTATTCTGATATTGTCATTGTGCATTGCATTATCAATGTTTATCTCTTCCTATTTGAAATATATAAAATAGGTTTCAATTATTTTGCTTATTTACACAAATATGGTTATGGTATCAGAACGCCATAGCTAATACTATACAATAAAATATGAATAAGACAATCACCATCTGTTCAAATCAATGGACCAGCCCCACCCATTGCCAACTCACCCCTACCTGCAAAGGCTGGGGGTGTCGGTTCCTTGCCACTCCCATAGATAAGTTGCCGACCACCGACAAGGAGAAAGCAAAACTGTTCTCCAAGGTATACCGGGAAGCGAAAGAAAAGGGTGTACTGGAATGTCCGCACTATCGTTCGCTTTTCATCGACGAGGTTCTAGAGAACATTGAGAAAAGTAACGTTATACAACAAAACATGAGCTGATTTTTCCTATTTATTGTCGACATCAGATTTAAACCAGCCTATAAAGAAGTGATACACAGATTATAGTGGTATTTCCAATACTATAAGTCTAGTTTAGTTTTTGTGTGAAGCACTTCCTCCGTAAGCGAACGTTGGAAGTGCTTTTTACATATCAACACTATTTAATCCACAAGCAGAAAAATTATCAAAGCAAATTTAAAAAACTATATATAACTACATATCAAACACCAACATAACATTCATTTTCTTATCTTTAATACAGAAACAAGTGGGCACGCATGTTTTATGATTTTACTAATCACATCTGTATAATGTTAGTTTCGCGACAACCATTATACGGTAATAATCTTGTAAATTATGGAAATCAAGAAAACATCCAAAGCAAGCCTGGAAAACAAGAAGTCAAGTTGGCTACTTGTAGGTTATGTAATTGTGCTGGTCTTCATGTTCGTTGCATTTGAATGGTCGAAGCGTGATGTTAGGA